TACATACTGAACCCGAAAACTGGCAAACGTAAGCTAGTTCAACAAACTTCACAAGCTGAACCCCCAACAGAGGTAATTACAGATGGCACAACTGACAAGGAAGAGAGTAATTCTGATTGAAGCTGAAAGCAGCTACGGAACTGACCCTACTCCAGCAGCAACAGATGTTGTTCTCGTAAGAGATTTAAGTATTACACCACAATCAAGTGATGTGGTTAATAGAGATGTTGTAAGACCTTATTTAGGTGCATCGCAACAGCTACTAGCAAACACTAGAGTTGAATGTACCTTTTCGGTAGAACTTGCCGGATCTGGTACTGCTGGTACTGCACCTAGATATGGAAGTGCGCTTAAAGCGTGTGGTTTCAGTGAAACCGTTGTTGCTAATACATCGGTCACTTATGAACCTATTTCAGCTAGTTTTTCATCTGTTACTATCCACTACAACGTAGATGGTGTAAGGCATATTGTTACTGGTTGTCGAGGAAATTTCAGTCTCAGCGCATCCGTTGGCGAAATTCCTTCGATAGATTTCTCTTTTACTGGAATTTATAATGCTCCAACTGATACTGCCTTACCTTCAGTCACTTACGGAAATCAAGCAACTCCATTAATCTTTAAAAATGGAAATACAACCAGTTTTCAGTTGTTGTCTTACGCTGGTGCTTTAATGAGTTTAACAATGGACGTAGGCAACTCTTTAGTTTATAGAGAACTTGTTGGTGGTACAAAAGAAGTATTGTTAACAGACAGAGCAGCTAATGGTTCTGTAACAATAGAAGCTCCAACAATGGCACAGAAAGATTATTTTGCTGCTGCCTTAGTTGATACGACATTAGGTAACTTGACTGTTACTCATGGTACTGCTGCTGGTAATATCTGTAGATTTAGTAGCACAAAAGTAGATATTGGAGATGTTGCTTACGGAGAAGCTGATGGAGTGACTATGTTAGAGATTCCATACACACTTGTACCAAGTTCGGCAAATGACGAGATGGGTTTAGTCTTTACTTAGTAAGTATTGACTACTGAGGTAGAGTAGAAGAGTATATAGCTTAATTTATGGCATTTGTTAGAAAGAAGACCAAGGTGTATTCTTGGCCTGTTGAGGTAAAAACACCCTCAGAAACTAAGATTGGTGAATTTGACACAACAGCTTTTACTGGTCAATTTATTCGTTTGTCTAGAAAAGAGCTTGATGATTTTGAGTCAGCGTCAGAGTTTGAGGCTTTAAAAAAAGTATTAGTTGGATGGACTGATGTTAATGAGGAAGATGGAACACCTATACAATTTTCAGATAAAACATTAAAAGAATTTTCAGAAGATATTGATTTTGTTGCTGGAGTTTTGGAAGCGTTTAAGAAGTTTTATGCAAATGCACAATCGGGAAACTAACTGATGCTGCCTTATACTGGGCTTCGGGTGGCAAACAAGTTATAGATGAAACACAACAAGATGCTGCTGCATTTGGTGTAAAAATCGAGAAGCAACAAGAAGAAAAAGTAGATTTTGAAGTTTTTCAAGAAAACTGGGATATTGTAAATATGTTTCTTCGTTGCCAAACACAATGGAATATGTCTTTTGGAGGTATAGTAGGGTTAAAATACGAGGTGTTATTGCTTGCTGGAGGACTGTTTGACCTCTATCATGTAGATAACCGACAAGAAATGCTAGAAGGTTTACAACTTATGGAATCTGTAGCCATGAAAGAAATTAATAAGGAGAAAAAGTAGTGGCTAAAAATGTCAATATTGAAAAAATAATAATAAAAGTTGAGGGTGTTACAAAACTAGGAAAACTTTCTTCTACTTTTGCAAAATTAAATAAGAATATTGGCTTAACTCCAAAAGAATTAAATAAGACAATAAAATCAATAACAGCTTATGACAGAAGAGGTCAACGAAGTGTTAATACGTTTAATAGACAAATAGCAGCATTAAAGCAGTTAAAAGATAATGTTGGTATTGGAGGTGCAGCATATAAAAAACTTGGTGGTGAGATAGATAGGCTAAGACTCAAAATGGATAATCTTACTAATTCAACCAAAAAACAAAGTGCTTTTCAAAAACTTGGGGCTGGATTTAAAGCAGGTAGAGGTGCTGCTTTAACTGGTGCTGTTGGTAGATTTCTTCCTCCTTCTGCACAAGTGGGAGGTGCAGCAGGTTTTATTAAAGGAGGAGTTCCGGGGGCTATTGCTGGTGGTGCTATTGGTCTTGGGGTAGATGCTGTTGCTGGTGGTGTAAAGTTTGCATCTGAAGCTGCAACATACGCATCAGAAATAAAAAAATTACGAATAGCATTGAAAGGTGTTACCAAAGATCAAGTTACTTTTGAAGAAGGTCTTCGTATTATTACCGAAACATCTAAAAATTTAAACGTACCAATAGCTGCATCTACTAAACAGTTCACAACTTTAGCTGCTTCTGTATTAGGTTCTGGTGGAACTATAAAAGACGCAGAAGAAGTTTTTACTGGTGTTTCAAACGCTATTAAAGCAACTGGTGGTAATGCAGAAGATGTACAATCTGCGATTCGTGCGATGTCGCAAATTTTTGGTAAAGGTAAGGTGTCGGCTGAAGAATTACAAGGTCAGCTTGGTGAAAGATTGGCTGGTGCTGTTGTGAAATTTGCAGAAGCTAATGGTAGTAGTTTGCAGAAATTACAGAAAGACTTAAGAGATGGGACGGTTGGATTAGACCAAGTTATTAAATTTGCTAAAAAATTAAATATTGACTTTGCAGATACAGCAATAAAAATATCAAATTCATCTGCTGATGCAGGTCAAAGATTAAAATTTCAGATGGATAATTTAAAACTTGCTGTAGGTGAGGCGGTATTACCTATAGGTGCTGCTTTCCAAAAAGCATTTAGCGATATTATCGGAGGTATAAGTGGTTCAAAAGATGCAATGGATGGATTAGCAAGTACATTCAGATTGATAGGTGGTGCTGCGTTTGCTACTTTTGCTGCTGTTAGATTTTTAGTAAGATCTTTAGTTGATTTAGTTAAGATTACTTATCAATTAAGTCAACTAGATATAAAAGCTGCATTTGAAACAATAAAAACAGGTATAACAGATACATCGGCAACTGCATTAAAAGATTACAATGCAATATTTAATGAGATAGATGTATTTAGTACAAAACAAGGAAAACCTAAAATAAATAAAATTTCTGCTAGTCAATTTGACAAAAGAAGAACAGTTACAGGAACTGGTCTAGCTACTTTAACAGGAGATGAAGATGTAAAGAGTACAGAAGCAGCACAAAATAAAATAGTAGAACTAAAAAGATCAATAGAAATATCTCAAATAGATGATGAAATTCAACAAAAAATCTTAGCTCGAAAATATAAATTTATTGATGCGATAAAAGAAGCAAAAGGAATAAAAAATGAAGACTTACAAACAGAACGAATATTGTTAGAAACTAAAAGTTTTCAAATTGATAAACAAAACATATTAAATGATTCTCTTGATAAAGGGAAAGAAAAAGCTTTTTCATTTAAAGATGAATTAAAGAAAGTTGTAGATACAGCAACAGATTTAGAAACTAAGATTGGAACATTAGCAGTTCAAAGTGTAGATAAATTAGGTGATGCATTTGCAGAACTTGTTGTATCTGGTAAAGCAAGTTTTGGAGAATTAGCAAGATCAATATTAGTTGATTTGCAGAAAATGATTGTTAAAGCATTATTTTTTAAAACAATATTTGGAATATTTCCGGGTTTAGAAAATTTCTTAAAATTTGAAAAAGGCGGTGTTGTAGATGGAGGGGAAGTTGTACCAAGTGCTAAAGGTAATGTATTTGCTAAAAATAAGATTGTTCCTTATGCGATGGGGGGCATAATAGATCGTCCTCAAATTTTTCCATTAGCCAATGGAGCAGCGTTAGCTGGGGAGAGTGGGCCAGAAAGTATCATGCCCTTGAAACGTGGTAAGGACGGCAAGCTTGGAGTTATTGCACAAGGAGGAGGATCGACTAATGTGGTAGTTAATGTTGACGCTTCTGGGTCTTCTGTTGAAGGTGATGACCAAGCTGCTGCACAGTTAGGTGAAGTTATAGCATCAGCAGTACAAGCTGAAATTGTTAATCAACAAATGTCTGGAGGTTTATTAAGTTAATGGCAAATTTTCCAACTACAGTAGCTCCTTCTTACGGTTTAACAAAAACATCTAAACCGACTATTCGTATTGCACAATTCGGATCGGGGTATTCTCAAAGATCCACATTTGGTATAAATCAAAATTTAAAAGTATTTAAGCTTACTTTTAAAAATCTTACTGAAACAGAATCAGACGAGATTGAGACTTTTTTAGATGCTCGTGCTGGTGTAGAATCTTTCGATTACACCATTCCAAACGAATCAAATAATAAGTTTATTTGTAGGGATTGGAATAAACAAATTCCATTTGGAAATAGAGCCACGATAAATGCAACATTTGAAGAGGTTGCCGAAGCATGACAAGTACACAAATATCACCATCTTCTTCAAAAATAAGTGAGGAGATACAAAAGCTCGAACCATCTGCACTAATCACGTTATTTGAACTTAAATTAACTGCTGCTGTTAATGGTGTAGATCAAACTTTCTATTACCACGCTGGAACAAATGAATTAAAAAGTAATATAGTTTTTGGTGGGGTTACATATGTTGCAGCACCTGTTCAAGTAAAAGGTTTTGATAAAGTTACAAAGGGTACATTACCTCGTCCTACTTTTACTGTTGCAAATGCTGATAATGCAATAACAAATTTAATGCTTTTATATAATCCTTTAAATGCGGAACTTAAAAGGATTCAAACACATAAAAAATTTATTGATGCCGTTAATTTTTCTAGTGGTACAAACGCAACAGCAGATCCCACTGCAATAGCACAGACTGATGATATTTGGTACATAGATAGGGTTGCAGCAGAAACTCCTGAATCAGTAGCTTTTGAACTTACTGGTAAAATTAATATGCAAAATCTTAGATTACCAAAAAGACAAATTGTAGAGCATTGTCCTTGGTTATATAAAGGTTCTCAATGTGGTTATAACGGGACAAAATATTTTGATACTAATGATAATCCAGTAAACTCTGCAAGTAATGATAAATGTGGTCATAAGTATTCAAGTTGTTTATTACGTTTTACTGGCAAAAAAACTAAAGTACCTTTTGGTGGATTTTTAAATGCAAGATTACAGATGTGATGATGTTTAAAACAGCAGCCAAAGAACACGCACTAGAAGAAGCACCAAAAGAATCTTGTGGAATTGTTGTGGATGATATTTATTATCCTTGTAATAACATTTCAGATACACCAAAAGATAATTTTGCAATACATCCAAAAGATTTTTTAAAAGCTAGATCAAAAGGTAAATTACAGTATATTGTTCATTCTCATCCAGAAGGAGGAGATGCAAGCGAACCAGATAAAAAAACTTGTAAAGCAACAAAAATTCAATGGTACGTCTATCTTTTACCACAGGACATATGGCAAATTATAAATCCTTAATTGGTCGTCAATGGCAGTATGGAGTTTTTGACTGTTACTCTATAGTGCGTGATTATTATGCCTTGTTAGGAATAAATTTACCTGATTATGAACGGCCAGAAAGTTTTGAAACTTGTAAAAGTATTTTTTTAAATGATGCAAATAAATTAAATTTTGATCAAATAGATATAGATCAAAGAAAGCCAAATGATGTTTTAATAATGAAGATATGGACAAAAGAACCTATGCATGGTGCTGTTTTACTAGAAAATGATATGATACTACATCAAAAATTTGAATCCTTAAGTTGTTCTGAGTACTATAACCATTATTATAGAAAAAGAACTGTAGGGTGTTTTAGATATGCAGCATAAAATTCTGCTGCTAGATGAATTAGGAGATAGATGGGGTAAGACTCATATTTATCATGATTTAAGATCCCCTAGTGAAGCATTAAAGTTGCTTTATATAAATCATCCTGATCTCTGTAAATATTTTGCAACTGCACATGAGGATGGGATAGGTTTTACAGTTGTACAAGCTGGTGAGTTTTTAGATTACGATGATTTAGGTTTACCATTAGGCCAAAATGATTTAGTTATAACACCTGTTATTAGTGGTAGTGGTGGAGTAGGTAAGGCATTACTGGGGGTTGCTTTAATTGTTGCTACTGGTGGTATTGGAACTGCACTTGGGGTAACTGGTGCTGGTGCTTCTGGTTTGTTTGGTATAACAGGTGGGGCAGCAGGTTTAATAGGAGGTGTTCTTGGAAAGATCGGTGTTGGACTTGTATTGTCTGGTGTTTCTGATATGATTTCACCCCAACCACAGCTACCAAGTTTTGATTTTGATGCACCTGTATCAGGCTTTACAGGTGGGGCTGGTGGTATTACAAGAGGATCTGATGGATCGCAAAGTTATGCTTATACAGGGGCAGCTAATACTGTAGGACTTGGTAAAACAATTCCAGTTGTTTATGGAAAAGCTTTAGTTGGTGGTCATATTTTAAGTACAGATATTGAGATAGCAAACGAATCTGATCCATTAATGAAATATATAAGACCACCTAGCTTAAGTTCTGTACGTCTTAATGGTGAAGAACTAACTGGTAAATACTCAACCGCAGGGGGTTTAGAGGCAAGAAGGTATAATGGCCCAAAAAGTGCAGCAAAAGGAACTTCTTTTGCTTTAACAAGTGATTTTACAGTAGACTTAGAAAAGGAGGGTGAACAGGAGTTTGTACCTCACTTGTTTGGCGATCATGAAGGAGGAAATAATGATTTAACAACTACAGAAGATTTTCAAATACTTTTTCAAGTTGCTGGTTTAGTTGATTTTGTTGGAGAGAATGACACTACAAGAATTGATGGTTTTATTACCTACAGGATAATTATTAAAGAAAGAGATTCCGATAATTTAGTATTAAATAATCAAGCAACTATACAAGGATTAACTTTAAAATCACAAAAATTTAACTATATAGCAAAACTACCATATCAATTTATAAACGGTAAAAATAATTATATAGCTTTTGTTGAGATTATAGATACTGGTATCAATTTTAATTCTGCTGTATTTAAAATACGACAAGCAGGTTATAACTTAAGAAAAAAATAATTATGGCTTTAAATTCTACATCCACAATTAAAGTTATCGACCTTTTATGTGAAGGGCCAATAGAAGGTATTGTTGGTGCAAAAAAAGGTATTTATCTAGATGAAACGCCAGTACAAACAGGAGGTACTTTAAATGTTTCAAAAAAACATTTTACATATGAATTGAGATATGGAACAAGAAATCAACCACAACTTTCAGATTACCAAAAAGGTGGTGCTTCAAATTTAACTAATTTTTCTGAAGAAATAGGTTCTAATTACAGCGAAACTAAAAATGCTGAAAATAAAGTTACTGCTAGAAATTATGGTGGTGGAAAAACTATAAAACAAATTACTGATGATGATACAACTTCAGTTGTTTTTCTTTTTACAATTCCAGCTTTATTTTGTACTGCTATGGAGGGTATTGCCAGAGGTCAATTATTTAATGCAAAGACAAGAATAAAAATATTTCTTAAGTCAAAAGGTACTGGTTTCAATGAAGTTTATGATAAATCATTTACAGGTATCAGTACATCTGAATATCAATTTAAAACTCCTAAAATTCAATTAGATGGTGAGGCTCCTTTTTTATTAAAAATACAGAAGATAACAGACAAAGAAGAAGATTATGAAGTAAAAAAAAGTGATTTTGAAGATATAGATACAAATACACCATTAGAAAATACTAGATCAAATCGTGTAATATTAACATCAATGATTGAACGGCAAGATTTTAAAAGTCGCTATCCATTTACAGCTTGTGTAGGTATATCACTTTCAACAGAAGCTTTTTCATCTTTACCAACAAGAGCATATTTAGTAAAAGGGTTACTTGTTAAAATTCCACACAATGCCACTGTTAGAAATGATGGTAGTTTAAGTTTTAACGGTTCTTTTAATGGCAGTTTAAAAAGCGGTGCATATTGGACAACTTGTCCTGTTTGTATATTTTTTAATATGCTTACCAGTGACAAACATGGCTCAGGGGATTTTGTAACAGCATCAAATATAAGTTGGGTTGATTTATACCCTTTAGCAAGATACGCAAATCAATTAGTAAGCACACCTGAGGGTAAAGAACCAAGGTTTGCTATAAATACTGTAATAGCTGCACAGAATGATGCATATAAGGTATTACAGAATCTCGCTAGTACATTTAGAGGCATGACATATTGGGCCGCTAATACAGTCAATGTAGGTGCAGATCATGGTAATTTAAATGGTTCTGATGTTGACCCTGTTCATCTTTATAACAATGCAAATGTAATTGGTGGCGTGTTTAATTATTCTGGAACATCTTTAAAAACTAGATCTACTTCAATAAGAGTTAGATATAACGATCCAGATAATTTATATAAACCTAATGTAGTTGTCGTTGAAGATTATGACCTTATTACAAAATATGGTTATCAAGTAAAAGATTTAGTTGCATTTGGTTGTTCTTCTAAATATCAGGCACAAAGATTAGGAACATGGATGTTGAAAAGTGAAGAACTAGATGCTGATGTTGTAATTTTTCAAACAGGTTTAGATGGTTTAGCTGTTTTACCAAGCCAAGTTTTTGCAGTTGCAGATGAAATGAGACAAGGAGTACAAAGGGCTGGCAGGATTGCTTCTGGTGCTACCACAACATCAATTGTTCTTGATAAAGATTTATCTTCTGTTTTAAGCAGCAACCCATCTTCTTTCACTTTAAATTGCACATTACCAGATGGGACAGTTGAATCAAAAACAATAAGTGCTGTATCTGGTACGACCGTAACTGTAAGTGCTTTTTCTTCAGCACCGCAATCACAATCTGTTTACACTGTTACTTCAACTTCTTTACAACATCAAAAATTTAGATGTATTGACGTTATAGATAATAATGATGGTACTTACACAATAGAGGGAGTACAATTTAATGATTCTATTTATGCTGCTGCTGATACAAATTCAGAATTAGCATATACAGACATTACTGCTTTTGATGAAAAACCAAGTGTTCCTACTAATTTACAACATTCTGTAATTGTTGTTAATACCCCTTAATTATGGCTAATAGTAAAGCAGTTTTTAGTTGGTCTAGAGGTCTTAATGGTGCTTCTATTGTTTTTGGGGTGAGGTATAAAATTGGTAATGGTTCGTTTAAATTTGCTACTACATCGGATACGATTTTTGAAATTGATAATTTAAAACCATTATCAAAAATTACATTTGAAGTTAGGTCAGAAGGGGTTGCACCAAATAATAAAAAGTCAAAATATGTTTCTACTGTTATTACAATTCCAAAACAATCTATTCCAAGTACAGCCTCACCTGTCGTACAGCCTATATTGTTACCACCTGATCCTTTAAATGTATCTGTAGAAGCTACCACAAAAAATGAGGCAATAATTAAATGGAATATTGATAAAACATACGCTGGAAATAAAGAAGAGTTAGTTGCAATTATTAGACATTCTCCTGTAATAGATGGCACTGGAATTTGGCCTAATAGCACGTTATTAAGAGAAGTTTCTGCAACAACAGATTATTTGATAGTTCCTTTAATGAATGGAGAATACCTTGTAAAATTTAAAGATAAAGAAAATAATAAGTCAGAAAATGCTACAAGTGCTGTAATAAATTTACCTGATGACTTACCAAAATTATTAGTACAAACTATAAGAGAAGATCAAGGGGCAGCACCTTTTGCCGGTCAACGTAATGATTGTTTTTATTCTGATGAATACGATGCACTTGTTTTAGATACTGACGATGAAATAGATGATAAAGTTGATTTTGAACAGGGTTATCTACAGAATATAGATTTTGGTGGCACGTTAAAAACATCAGGAGAATATTTTTTTGAAAATACTGTTGATTTAGGTGGTATCTTTACAGTTCAATTTAATCGAATTTTAAAAATTAGAGGATTATATCCAAATGATACTATTGACTTACACTTTACGAATATTGATCAATGGAGTGACTTTGATGGTGCGTTACCTGATGAAACTAATGGTGTTTTAAATTTTAGAAAAAGTAATGATGCTTTTACAGATGATGAGATACAAGATGAAAATGCTGAATTTTTATTATTAGAAGATGGTAATAAATTTGATCAGGAAGATTCATCAAGTTATGGTGAGTTTGTACCGATGGAAAATGGTAGATTTACAGGTAGACTTTTTCAATTTAAATTAGATTTAAGTTCTGAATATAATGATCAGACACCACTTGTAGATGAATTAGGTTATCAATTATTATTTGAAAATAGAACAGAAAGTAGTTCTTTTAGTAGCGGTGCTGCTGCAAAAGCGGTAACTTTTAGTAAAGCCTTTTATCAAACCCCTAAATTAGGCATAACTGCTAGTAATATGGCTTCAGGTGACTATTATGTAATTAGTAGTGAAAGTCGCACTGGATTTTCAATTACTTTTTTCAATAGTTCAAATTCAGCTATTGACCGCACTTTTGCATATCAAGCTAATGGCTTTGGTGCGGAAGGTGCTTAAACTTTCAAATCCACTGGTATGACTGACTTATGAGTACACATGATTATAATCTAGCAAATGCCTCAGGAGCCAGTTTCCGTTCAGACCTTAATAATGCTTTAGCTGCGATATTATCAAATAACAGTAACGCTTCAAGTCCTTCCACGACTGTGGCCTATATGATATGGGTTGACACTAATGCTAATAAGTTAAAGATACGAAACAGTGCTAATGATGATTGGGTAGATTTAATAAATTTAGACGGTACTATTGCGAGAGAGCTTACATTTACTGGTGCGGCTGGAGTCATAGTTTATCAACCATCAAATAATAGGCTTAAGTTTGCTGATAATCAAGCCATCGCTATGGGTGCGGCTAATGATTTAATTATTTCTCATGATTCATCAGATAACACCTCAAAAGTGACAATGTCTGATTCAAGGCCAGTTAAGTTTCAAAATGCGACAACAAATACCAACAATGTAATAGTAGGTTCTCACGCTGTTGGTACAGACCCTAACAGGCAATTGTTAGCAACTCGTTTTGCTGGTGTACCAATGTTTCATACTGATATAAATGGTAATTGTTTTCATTATCAAAGTGTTTATGCTGGAAGGGTAAGAAGTGATGCAGTTGCTCCTGTAAATAATTATAAAAATGGTCCTCATACTGTAGCTGCTTACAGTGGAAGAACCGATGATACTTCAAATCAAAGAGCAGTGATGAAAATGACTGCTTGTGATTACCTAAGTGGTGATAATGATAGTAGTATTTTATATTTCGCTGAATCTGGTAGTGATACAGTTACGACTGTTTATGAAGGTTCATCCCATGATGGAAAGTTTAGCGTAAAGCAAAATGGAATGATTGAAGGGATGAATTCTATATTTGCAGGAAGAGTAAAAGCAGATTCACGAACTGCTGCTAATGTTGTTTATGGTGGTTCTGAAGTTTATATGCAACAAACTTACAACCAAAATATATTTAACAGACATAGAACAAGAGCAACAGACAATACAGATGATGTTTTATTCATAGATACTGGTGGTGGTGTTGTTATTAAATTTGAATCACAAGGTAATGGTAGATTTGATGGGGGTGCTGACATTGGTAATGCTTCTGACTATGCTGAATATTTTGAATGGGCAGATGGTAACACAAGTAGTGCTGACAGAAGAGGTATAACTGTTGTTATGGATGGTGAAAAGATAAAACCAGCTACAGATAGTGATGATACATCTAAAATCATAGGTGTTGTATCTGCTAACCCTGCTGTTGTAGGTGATTCAGCATGGAGTGAATGG